CGAAAGAGTACGCAGATAAGCGCTTTGCTGATGGACTGTCGAAGGCTGAGCAGGCTGTATCGCTGTTGGTCAAGGTTCCGCTGAATCAGAACCAGTTCGACGCGCTTGTGTCGTTTACCTACAACCTCGGCATCGGCAACCTGAAAAGCTCGACTCTACTGAAGATGCTTAACGAAGGCTATTACACAAACGCCGGTCTTCAGCTGCTGCGCTGGGATAAGAATGACGGGAAGGTTATGCCTGGTCTGACGCGCCGACGTAAGGCAGAGCTGAAACTATTCTCCGGAGAACACTAATGCCGATCTGGATAACCGCGCTACCCTGGCGATTCCCCTCAGGGCTCGCGTGTGGCGCGTTCGTAGTTTTCCTTTGGCATGATGCGAGTGTGTCGAGGATTGAGCTGAAACAAGCTCAGGAGATGGCGCAGGCTACATTAGAGCAGTCAATCGTTGTTACTCAAGCTGACGCAAAGGCCAGCAAGGAATTATCTGATGCACAAGCTGTTACTGCTGACTTGCTTGCTAGCAATAAGCGCCTGTCAATCCGCGCCTCCTGTGTGCCAGCTTCCGGTAGTGCCGGCGTGGCTAATGCAGGATCTGCCATCCTCGACCAAGACGCTCGACGAGCTTATTTCGCCCATCGAGAACTGATCGTCAAGAAGGATGCGCAGATTAGAGGTTTGCAGGAGATTGTTCGCAGGCTTTCTTCCGGCCACCAAGATTAATATCCGCCCAGCCTGACCGAGTGCGCGGAGGAACCGGGTTGTACTTCTTGAATTCAACCTCAATTCCACGAATCTTCATCCAAGCACGCATGCATGAGGCGTTCTTCCAGCCGATGGCTCTAGCGGTGTCAATGACCGTGCTAAATGGCGCCATACGCTTAATAGCTGCCTCTGCTGATTCGCCAGTCTTGCGCTCGTACTCTCCTGCCGCGCTTCTATTTTGGGAGCGCTTGACATCGCTAATCCGCTGCTTGTCGGCAGTCGTCATAGGATCTGGATTCTGCACAGCATTGCAGTAACCCATCTTCGGGAACTGTATATCCTTCTTGTGGTATCGCAGCAGATACCAAAGAGTTGAGCCGTCCTTGTAGCCGAGGATTTTAGCGGTCATGGTCATTGAGTTACCGTCAGCCGCATATGCCGAGACTACATCCCAAAACGGTTCACCGTATTCCTGCTCGACCTCTTTGATTACTGACCTAGCCACGAGCTTTCCCCTTGATGTTATTGGCTGGGAACCTGTGACGCTCCGACCCCGGCTGCAATGCCTGGCGAGGAGTCATTCCTTTTGCCAGACGCTTTGAGATCTTGCAGCGAGTGACACCTAGTTCTTTTGCCCATTGGCTGATTGATTGAGTGCGGCCATCCAGTTCGATGAACCGTGAGCGCGAGTCTGGACGCTTAGGTTTGCGTGGTGGAGCTTCTTTCGGAGCCATGCGAGGAGTGAATGGAATTGATCGTTCGCAAACGTATTTCTTCAGCGTGTTATGCGAAATACCTATAATCTGCGCAGTCGCTGTCAGGCTATTTTCCATCAGTAGTTCTCGCACGACCTCAACCGTTGGCCTTCCAATCTCTTTGTACAGCTCGAACGCCCAAGACATCTACTTCCTCCTTGTGAATTGCCCCGTGGTTAGCGGGGCTTTGTTGTTACTCTTCGTCGTAGCCTGCTGGTACTGGCTTTCCAGTTCGCTTGGTGTACTGCTGATTCATGATGTGGCGAACATCACCATCAGCAGGACCGAAGTCAGCGTTACCGTGGAACCATTCCAGGTATTCGAATTCGGCTTTCTATTCGTCGGTCATGTCAGGCACCCATCAGGTAGTGAGCTGGGGCGAACGGGATTTCAGAGTCGAAGTCATCAGGCGGAGCGGCTTGCTGGCTAGGCTGAGGCTTGCTTTGTTGTGGCTTAGGCTGCGAACCACCTTCGCTCTTGCCGCCAACCAGATCAATAGTAGAAATGCGCAATTGCGGATACTGCTTGCCTTCGTACTCGCGCATAGAGAACTCGCCGCTCAACGCTACCTGCTGACCTTTTACTAGGTAGTCAACGAGCTTCGATTCTGCCTGCTTGCCCCAAAGGCTAGCTTGCAGCCAGATCGTGCTTTTTTTGTCCCCAAACCCTGCGGTCATCGCAACGCTGAAGTTAGCGACAGCAGTGCCGCCTACGTTGCTTACCTTTACATCACCGCCGATGTTACCCGTCATGCATAGCAGGTTCATTGTGCCGCCTCTTGTGGATTACGAATTTGCTCTTTCTGAGCGTCTGTCAGCTTGCCGGACTGCTCAACCTTACCGATGATCGCGTCTGCCGTTGCCTTGCCTGCTGCAATGGCTGCGGTCCAGGCCGGAAGATTAGCATCAAACTTGGCGGCGTCATAGTAGACGACCGACAATTTTTTAACGGTATACGGCGAGCGTTTCCCGCGTGTAGTCGTGAGAGAGATAGCAAGGTCGGCGTCAATGTGAGACAGGGCGGCAATCCGAATTCCACCAACCGCAACGCCGCCGAACCGTACGGCAGGATCGCAGAAGAGAGTTGCCGACTTGCCAACCCAATCGGCGCCGTTATCGCCGTATGCAGTGATCAGCACGCGGCGCATGGACTTGCACGGATACCAAGGCTTGCGACCTTCAAGATGAACGGCTACAGGCGATTCAGAGTCTCCACGCTTAACCGCAGTGATAACGACGGTTTCTGGTCCTGCCAGAAAATCGTCTGCGTTGCTCCTGTCACTTTTGGGAGCAATGGTTTCGCGAAGATTTGCTAGGTCTGTCATACAGCTTCCTTGAAGTTGTTAAGGTTTGCGAATTCACCGAAAAGCTCTATTGCTGCTCGGTCGTAAGCGTTTGCGGCTTCCATAAGATCATCAAAAAGGCCTAGGTGTCTAGCTTTCTTTTTGTGTTGAATGCTTACGCAATATTTTTGGTGCTGCTTATGCCAATGAACGCCGCGCATTCCGTTCTTGTTGCTTGAATAGGCCTTTCCGTTTGATTGGTTTTGCCCGTGATCGGCAAGCCTAAGATTTTCAGGTCGGTTATTGTCTGGATTAAGATCAATATGATCAACCTCTTTGCCATGCGGGTCAGTCCCGTGGGTTAGCTTCCATGCCAGCCTATGCGCCAGATAAAGCGATCCATTGATCTTGATTCGCGTATATCCCTTTGCGCAAGTCGTTCCAGCCTGCTTGCCGAAAATCGTTCCGCACCGTCTCTTGTTCCAGTAAAACCTTCCGGTTTCCGGATCGTATCGCAGCAGATCATTAATCTGCTCAATGCTTGGAAGTTGCTTCGCCATTCATTCCTCCAGACCATTAACCTCTAAACCATCTTCAAACTGATTTACGGCGTAACCCGGCAAACCGATCTCCTCCTCGTCATCCTCGTAACTCGGCCACTCATCCCTGTCTAGACAGTGGGCGTACAGCTCCAATGCTTCCCGATACAAAGCCCGAGCAATCATCAGCGCATCAGCATCCGGCTTGTATCGCATGGCAGCGTGCGGTGACTGCTCTTCTACGGCGATCCAGCGCATCACGTCCAGCTTCTCGCTAAATTGCCACTCCCATGCATCCATGTAAAGCGCAGCGCTGACGTGATAGCCGTAATTGTTGATCGTGCGCGAGAAGTCGTCACGGCCTGCTTTCTGGCACTTCTTTAAATCGACAGGCATCCCAGCATCAGTCAGCTTGTCATATCGAACCTTGACCGGAACCCCTGTGATCGGGTCATTGGTGAATAGACTCAGCTCGTAACGACCTGGCGCCTCAATAAGTTGCCGGCAGTGACGATTGCGCAGAACCCCTTTCTGCATACCAAGAACATTCTCATACTCAGCCGAAGTCAGCACGCGTTCTTTCGGATGATCCTTGCACGCTGCCTTATACAGCGCCGAAGTCCGAGCATCGCATTCAACCACCTTGTAATCCGTATCCCAGCGCTCAGACTCAAGGATGCGGCAGTGAATAGCGCTGCCGATCTCCTTCGCCCGAGTCGCATTGAACGGGTTCGGGTAGCGGAAGTGTGCAGGGCTGACCAGGATTCGCTTGAGGCCTGTGCTGCCTACTGCTGGGTCAGAGTGGTAGTCGGAGTTGCTTAGGCCTTCGTGCAGACCTAGAACGATTCGTGGGCGCTCTGGCTTTGCTGGCACCTCAATGGCCGAGATCCAGTCTTCCTGTACTTCTGCATTCATTTCGCTCGCTCCTTAAGCATTGCGTCGGCCATCTGATAGGCACATGCGGCCACATCAGCGTTTATGCTGTCTTCGCCGGATTCAAAATAACCATCCTCTGCGGCCTTCCATGCAAGAGGCATAGACTTAGCCGCGAAATAATCGCGAAGACTCATGCCGAAATACTGAACGCCGCTACCGTCTGTATGTACTACTGGAAACGCTGCTTCATCATTCATTTCGTCATCCCCCATAAGCGCACGAGGCGCATGTATTTATTCCGCTTAGCCTTTGTAATCCGATGCCCAAACTTATCAGCCTCGCCGATGATTGCTGTCCAGAGTGCGTCGCGGTAGGTCATTTGCATCTCCGTGCTTTAGCGATTGCAGCGCGAGCAAGGTCAAATTCAATTGTTGCGCGATCCGCTACGGACACTACTGCTTCCAATGCAACGAGCATATCCTTAGCTGCCGCCATGATATGAGCGTCTTCCGTGCGATTGCAGAAGTCTTCAAAGGTGAGATCGGTCGCAGTCGTAACAATGCTCACATTGAACGATGCACCTACAATATTCAAGAAGCCTGGATAGTGGCCGGGGACTACCTTCCATTCGTTACTCATTTTTAAACCCTCCTATTTGTGTACGCAGAGATTATCCCGCCACTTTCCCCACGTCAACAAAAAAGGCCAACTATTTTTAGCTGGCCTTTCTGTTCTGCGGAGAACTGTTAAGCGGCTTTCGGTTTCCTGATCTCTTTCGGCACCTTGGACTGAAACCGCATGACGAGCTTGCGCAACCGTTGTTCGAAATCATCCTTATCCTCTTCGTTCAGGTTCTCAATGACGACGATTGCGTCATGCCAGAGTGCGCCGTTCATGTGGCCGGTTGACCTTAGCAGTACACCTTTAAGCTCGGGATCAGCAGGCTTAACCGGAGGCGTCGCAAGCTCCTTGCGCTTATCCGCCACCGCATCAACCATCTGCCGCACCGACTCGAATTCCATCACCTTCATCTCATACTTAAAGGCAGCGCGGAACATCGATGCGTACTGCTTGACGGCTCTTGGCGCAGAGATCAGCGTCGAGCCAGGAACAGGACGGCCAATCACGTTCGACCAGCCGTTCTCCTCATATCCGATCATCAGCCAGGGATTGAATTTCTCCAGTGTGTCTATGTTTTCTTCCTTGACTAGCTTCATAAAAGCTCCGGCTACATTGTCCAGCTTGTCACCCTGTTCGGCGATCTGCTGGAGAACCAGTGCTTGCTTGCTTTTTTGAGTAGTCATGATGTGTCACCTCAATTTTAAGTACCTTTGGGTTGGGGCCAAGTTACGTTTTGCCTTGACCTGTTGTAAGCATAGGCTTACGTCGTGAATGGTCAAATACCGCTTTCGCATAAGCCGACGACGCAAATTGCCAGCAGAAATATGGATCCATGACGGTTTTAGTCAAAAAGAACGTGATATAGTTATCGCCCACAAGTCATAACCTTTACGGTGCAGAATGCTAACGCTTGACCAGATCCAAGAAAAACTGAAGGGAAAGAATCTATCTAAAGCAGCACGGGCGACAGACATTCACCCGTCCATGATGTGGCGCATAGCCAACGGCCACGACCAGAACCCGCAATACAAGACTATTAAGAAGCTTTCCGACTACGTTGAGGCGATGGAATGACTCTACAGTTAAGGCCTTATCAGGAGCAGGTGATCTCAGATACCAGGGATGCACTGAAAATCCACAAGCGTGTACTCATGCAGGGCCCGACAGGTATGGGCAAGACTGCGATCACCGTATATATGATGGGCAGGGCTGCCGAGCAAGGAAAGCGAGCCTATTTTCTGGTTCACCAGAACGAGCTATTGAGCCAGACAAGCAAAGCACTATGGCGTCAGAAGCTTGAGCACGGAATGATTGCAAGCGGTCAAGCCATGAGCACTCTTCCTGCTCAGGTTGCTAGCGTTCAAACCTTAATCCGTAGACTCGACTCCTACCCAGAGCCAGCGATCCTTATCATCGACGAAGCGCACAGGGCTGCCGCAAAGACGTATCAGGCAATCATTGATCACTGGCCTAAAGCCTTAGTCATCGGCCTGACAGCTACGCCACAAAGGACAGACGGCAAGCCCCTGGATGTGATTTTTCAGGATCTTGTGATTGGTCCGTCTATTCGTGAGCTCATGGATGACGGATACCTGTGCGACTACGAGATATTTGCCCCACCTCTTGGGATTGACATTTCTGGCGTCAAGAAGAGCATGGGTGACTACGATAAGCACGATCTGGAAGCCGCTGTAGACAAGCCAACCATCACTGGCGATGCCGTGCGCCACTACAAACAGCACGCGATGGGTAAGCGCATGGTCACCATGTGCGTGACTGTCAAGCATGCACAGCACGTTGCAGATCAATACAACGCTGCCGGCGTTCCAGCCGCAACGCTTGAAGGAAAGATGACCGGCAAGCAGCGAGAGGATGTGTTGCGAGACTTTGAACTGGGCAAACTTCTGGTTCTGACGAACGTTCAACTATTAGTAGAGGGCGTCGATATTCCTTCGATTGAGGTCATTCAGTGGCTTCGTCCAACTCAATCGCTGGTTATCTGGATGCAGGGCAATGGTCGCGGTCTTCGTCCTCATGCCGGAAAAGATCGACTGATTATTTTCGATCACGTCGCCAACAATCAAAAACACGGACTTCCTGACGATGACAGAGAATGGGGTCTTGAGGGGAAGGAGAAAGGCAAGAAGAAAGCAACGCCAGAAGACGAGGTAAAAACAAAGCAGTGCGATCAGTGCTGGGCTGTATTTCGTACTGGTCCTGATTCTTGCCCGCATTGCGGATCGCCAATCATTGCCACAGCAAAACGTGAGCTTGAGGTTGTAGAGGGCGATCTAGAAAAGGTAGACAAAGAGGCGCGTAGACTTGAGGCGCGCAAAGAGCAGGGCATGGCTAGGACGCTAGAGGATTTGGTAGCGCTAGGTATGCGCAGAGGTATGCAGAAAGCAGCGCAATGGGCAGCAATCACCATGGCATCACGGGAGAAGCGCAAACCACAAGGCAAGGACTTTAACGCAGCACGAGAAATCCACAAACGTTTACAGGAAGCTGCTTAATGAAGGAAATGGACATACTCAGGCTGATCATGGTGGCGCTTTCCGAGGCTGGCTGTGTGGTCTGGAGGAACAACGTTGGCGTTCTGAAAAATGCAGCTGGTATCCCGATCAAGTTTGGGCTTTGTGTCGGCTCTAGCGACATTATTGGGGTAGCGCCTTGCGGAAGATTTTTGGCGGTGGAGGTTAAAACCGACAAAGGAAAACCGACGCCAGACCAAATCAGATTTATTGAGGCAATTAAACGAAAAGGAGGCATCGCAGGAATAGCTAGATCACCCGAGAATGCTGTAGCATTACTTTCCCAGTCTGCGGACTAAATTAGAGGCAACAAAATGCACTATGATTGCGATCATGTAGGGCACCGCGTTTACGCGGTCAGGACTTTCTCAAATGGCTCCATTCATCACTGTGTTCAGTGCTTGAATTGCCTATCTGTTGTAAAAATGCAAGAGCACCAAAATCGCCCTTGGATCAGGAAGGATGAAATACCTTCGGGTTTCGCCGTCCATACCTTTCTTGAGCCAGGGCAAAAACAATGACTCCTTCTATTAGCTGGTACGCATCCAACTACATCGACCGGTTTGGGATGAAGCTCGTCCCTGTCGAGCCGCTAAAGAAATTCCCGTTGGCGAAGGACTGGGGGCATAACGTTTTAGGAGAGGCGATCACTGCCGAGCTGTTCTATGATCAAAACCCCACTTGGAACATGGGTGTTGCCCTAGGGCCATCAAACCTGTGCAGCCTAGATATTGACTGCATGGACTCGTTCGCCATCATCTGCGAAACGTTTGGCATCGCGATTGATGAGCTGATTGCTGAGACGCCAACCATTCAGGGAAATCCGGCTAAGGGCTGCCGTTTGATGTTCCGTGTTCCTGCTGGCGTTTCATTGCCTTACCAGAAACTGAACTGGAGACGTAATGACGGTACTGGCAAGAGCTACACGGTATTCGAGCTTCGCAGTGCTACCGATGGCGAGCAGCGCCAAGATATCGTGCCCCCTTCTATTCACCCTGAAACCGGAAAGCCTTACCAATGGCTAACTAATCCACGTCAGGACTGGCCGACGCCGCCAGCCTGGATGTTGTCGATGTGGGGTGACTGGGAGCGGTTCAAGCCTCAGCTAGTCGATATGTGCCCTTGGGCTGAAGAAAAGGTACAGGCCGTACATCGCCCATCTCCTGTCCAACGACAAGAAGGGCAGGTGTCCGTCATTGACTCATACATTGATGCCAATGATCTGCAATCCGAGCTGTCTCGCTATGGCTATAAGAAGGTCGGTAAGCGTTACCTTTCACCGCACAGCACTACTGGTTTGCCTGGCGTTCTAATATTCCCGGAAGGCCGCTCTTGCTGGATCAATCATGCTTCAGATCCTTTGTGCTCTGAGGACTCTGGCCGTCCGGTTAATGCATTCGATCTCTTCTGCTACTACGAATGCAATGGTGATGCTAGCGCTGCCGTAAAGAAAGCCGCCGAACTTCTTGGTATGAAATCGGAGCCTATGGCAAAACGTCAGCAAGCGGTAGAGCGGTATGTTGAGGATGAGCCGGAAGAATTCAACGAGCAGGATTACGAGTTCGAGCCGCCTCGCCACCCTGATGATGAAGTTCAATCGCCGGATATTCAGGATAAGCCGGTCGCTCGCTTCTCGCGAGCAGAATACAACCTGGCCGAGATCCTTCCGTTCTGTAACGACAAAGGCAAGCCGCTTAACCATATCGCCAACGTCGGTGAGATCTGCAAGCGTATTGGCGCAGTAATCCGCTACAACGTAATCCGCAAGGAGGAGGAGATACTGATTCCGCATCACTCGTTCAGCATCGACAACGAGGCTAACGCTTCCTTCGCGTGGCTGAAGTCTGAGTGCTCGCTGTTCAATATGGGTACAGACAGTCTAGGCGAGTACATCACGTACCTAGCCGACAAAAATCTTTACAACCCAGTAGCTGAGTGGGTTGGATCGAAACCGTGGGATGGCGTAAGCCGGATGCAGGATTGGTGCAATACGGTAACTGGCGCTCAGGATTACATTCCGCGCAAGAAGTGGCTTAAGGAAACACTGATGCGACGATGGGCTATCTCTGCTGTTGCTGCTGCCCATTCGCCTGACGGCATATCGGCTGCTGGCGTGCTGACAATCCAGGGCGAGCAGTACCTTGGTAAAACGAAATGGTTCAAGCAGCTTGCACCCGAGGCGATGAACGTTGTTAAGGACGGCATGATCTTGCGGCCTGATGACAAGGACTCAGTGAAGCAGATCTGTTCGTTCTGGCTTGTTGAGCTTGGAGAGCTCGATGCTACGTTTCGCAAGTCGGACATGGCTGCGCTTAAATCATTCTTGACGAACAAGACAGACGTTCTGCGCCGCGCCTATGCTCGCAGAGAATCTCAGTTTGCCCGTCGTACCGTGTTCTTTGCGTCCGTGAACCCGAAAGAGTTCCTGCATGACCCGACCGGCAACCGGCGATACTGGACGATTGAAGCGACAAAGCTTGATCACTCGCACGATATTGACATGCAGCAATTTTGGGCAGAGGTGCTCCAGATGTGGAAGGGTGGAGAGGGGTTCTATCTGCTTCAGGATGAGATGACTGAGCTCAACGCGCACAACGAATCGTACACAGCTATCGACCCCGTAGAGGACCGGATCATGTCGGCACTGTCATGGGGAGACGATCAGGTTGACTGGAGGTGGGCAACGGCTACCGATATTCTGCGGGACGTTGGTTTCGACCGCCCCAATCAGTCTGAGGCTTCACGAGCTGCTGCTTGCTTGAGGAAGCACAACGGGGGGCAGGGAAGACGAAGCAACGGCAAGGCTTTGCTGTTTGCGCCTAAACGAATGCCGACAGAGTACCCATAGCAACCATGCCCGCAGACGCGGGCTTTTTTTCGTCTCCAGCTCTGGCAGTGTACCAGTGTGCTATAAGGGCACCTTTAAAAAACAAGGTGCACTGTCTCAAAGACACGTGATCCGTGGCCTCTAGCCCTTTCAGTGTACCTAGTGTACTTATATCTATATAAGTAGTATAAAAGGGGTAATAGGGGGTAATAGGGAGAAAAGGGTATATATAGGGATTCCGTTACACTGGGTACACTGAAAACGCTGTAAGCCTTATAAACCGTGGCCTAGACACAGGGTGCCTGCTATTATCGAAGGTGCACTGATTAGGAGAATAGGAATGACACACAATATTGCGGACCTGCCCCCTGATGAGCGAGCGGCGATGGAGGAGCATCGCGCTGAATGCCTTGAGCGGTACACGCAGGGATACCACTACGCCAGGGAGATACTCTTCGGCATGCGCGCGCGTAGAGGCACCCACGCCAGAGAATGGGCCGTATCCATGCTTCACGCCAAGCCGGAGATTTACGAACAGAGCCGATCAGCACTAAATGCACTGATCAAGGCGAAATCAGCTTGACGCAAACCCAGCAGCACCGTAAATTGTTTTCACATTCAGAGCATTCGGTAGGGGAAGGAAATGAAACTTGCAACGTCAAACAATGAAATTGGATCAATTCTGCATCACGCATACGCAGACAGGGAAAGCTTCACGCTCAAAGGCAATGGAATCTCAGCGCATTTTGTTGCTGTACGACTAAACACAGAGCCTTGCAGACTTGATACTGGCCGCTGGTTCACATCACTTGATCTGGAGCAAGTTAGCGAAATCTCACAGGTAAAGCCGTGGGATGGTGAAGGTCATCCACCAGTTGGTACGGTTTGCGAGTGGCATCCAAATGTTCATGGCTGGGTAACGGTAACAATTCTTGGGCGTGACGGCGACTGCACTTGGTATCGAGTGAGGGGCGAAGAGGCATCGCAAACTTGCCGTCATATGGCGTTCTTCCGTCCAATACAAACGCCAGAGCAGATCGCAGCACAAGAACGCGAGAAGGCCATCAGAGAGATGGGTGTTATTGCGCTGAGTACCGATCCGTTTACAGTACTTGAAGGTATTGCCGCTCTCTACGACGCCGGCTACCGCAGGTAAGTGTTTTCCAGAGAACAGTTAAATTGAGAGTTTGGAGGGGTGTGATGGATATTAGGATTGAATTTGAAGGTGCGATGGCTAAGCAGCTATCGTCGGAAGGCTATAGCGATTTCTCGATTGAGATGATGTTCGAGCGCGGATCGGATGATAAGTATCGGTCTATTCGCGTTAATGGCGCCTACTGGGGCTGGCAGTCATCACGCGAATCAGCGATGGTTGAGTTACCGGCATAAAATGAAAATGGATACATCACATATACATCCGCAATGCGCGCAATCGAACGCCAAGGAATTACAGTCAAATGACCCTAACCGACCTACTCCCCATCCTAATCGCCATCTACGAAAAACACGGCGACCTACCACTCGCTACAGGCTTCGACGACCATAAGCCTATTGTGGGGGCGCTGGTGAGCGAGTTTGAGAAGACGAGCGAGCTTGGCAAGAAGGGTGAACGTTTCGTGGATTTTTACTGAGGGATAAGAAATGAGCGATTTTACTAAAGGCCCATGGATCGCTGATCACAGTAGCTGGCACACAATCGATATCAGAGGCCCTGAAGGTGACTACATTGCCGACGTCATGACATACGTTTGCGGAGAATCGGATGATTCAGACCAGGACTGGGATCAGATCAATATGCAGAAGGCTAACGCGGCGCTAATCGCCTCAGCACCTTGTTTACTAGCCGCCCTCCTAGCCATAACAAACTCCGGCCCCAACGCAATACCGATCAAGCAGGCGTTTGAGATGGCGCATAGGGCGATTGAGCGGGCTACTGGAAGAAAGGTATGAACAATTACAGATCTAGCTATGCAACATACACTCAGGCATGCGATAAAGCTGCTGAGCTTAAGAGGCAAGGCGCAATAGGTGTCTGCATTATAGGGGTTGGTGATGGCGAATATGAAGTTACTTGGTCTATGCGCTGATCAAATATTGACCAATTCGTCGCCTTTTTGAACATAAGCGAACATAATGAACATGGAAACGAACAATATGAACATTCGCGCAAAGTTTGAAGAGATTTGGCCGGTGCCTGATTGCATCATTTGGAGTGAGAAGTGGGGCGAGTACATGCCAATCGAGAAGGGTATGCCTGCAAATAGAGTCGCAGATGAATGGGACGCCCGCCTCGACACCTTCACCCGCTGCCAGGAGACGACTGATTTTTATGTGTCGTTGGTGGATGAGATGGTTTCGGCAATGGACGATCTTATTTTCTATACGGATGACGCTTATTCACCTACGCTGTATTCGGACGCTCTGGGCTACGCTAAGAAAACCATGGAGCGCGCAAAACAAATAACAGGAGCAAAGGAATGAACGCACTACCCGGAAAACTGGAATTGGCGAACGTGATTGATCATATGCAAGAGCCATGCATCAGGCGCATTCAAGAAGACACCCACAAGCCAGCCGGTGTTCGCCTGGCTAAGATGCTATCCAAGTACGAAGATTCTCCATCATCGCAATTGTGGGCCGATATCCAGCGGTTGGCGCGGGAAATACTGAAATGATGAGTCTGGAGTTCGTTGTATTCGCTGCATCAATGGCAATCGTTTCCTATCCATTCTTCGGCGCAATTCTGTACGGCGATCCTTGGCGATGGATATTCAAGAAATAGGTTGACGCAAAACCAAAAGGCTCCTAATGTGAGCCTTTCTTTTTGGATTATTTTTGGAGGGGTTATGCAATACATTCTTGATGAGATCGAAATGGAAAGCTTCAGGGTTCGCATGCCTAAAGCGCAAGAGCTAAAGTTGCGAGGTGAGGCTATCGAGATTGGCCGAATCCTTATTGAGCATATCGGCTGTGCAAAAACTCAGATGATGGGTTATTGCGACGATTGCCCGCTTGCTAACGCCTATGACCACTGCAAACAAAGCCGAGACTTCAGCCAATGACCATCTCAACCACAACCCTAAAAAGGATGGATGTGCTATGAAGTCGCCAGAGTGCAGATGGTGTAACGGTGAGACAGACGCAGAGTTCGTTGATGTTGGCGTTGGCATGGTCCAAGTGACTGGCGCTATCTGCTGGGACTGTAACGCCTACGAGATGGGACCATATCAAACTGATGGTCGAATCACTGAGGTGGAAATGGCTACTATGTGGCTAGGGCCAGCAGAAGATCACGCAATCCACAGCCCATTCAACCCTGAGCAGGTATCGACGCCATGGTAACTACCACAACCCTAAAAAACGCAGCCAGAGCGATTGAGTGTGACCTGTGGACTGATTCGGATGGCTGTCATTATCTGGCTAAGGATGGGGCTATTCTTCGGCGGTGGGAGCCGATCAAGGATGACGGCGATGCTTTCCGTCTTGCGGTGGCGCTGAAGATAACAATAGAGTTCGGCCATTGCTCAATCGCTAGCTACAGAGGCTTTGCAAATTCGGCTAACCTCATTCACGCGCACAGCTACGAACGCCACGACCCAAACGAATTGGTGCGTATGTCGATCGTCATGACTGCCTCTTACATCGGAGCAGCCCTATGATCGCCTTGACTTACTTCATTCTCGTATACACAATGCCTGCCGTTAAGGTGAAAATTAGTTATTGGAGGGGTGTATGAAGCCAGAAGAACTTAAGCTCATGTCGGAAGGCGATGGCATGGCGTGCATGGCCAAGGCTGAGCTGCGAGAGGTACTGGTCGGCATTGAACGGCTTGAGTCGTTCAAGCAGGCGTACATGGAGTGGAGTGACAAGACCGAATGGGTACAGGATTCGGTTGAGTCTGGAGAACTAGGCAAGCACAGAGCAGACGCTATCCGTATCCGCTTTGAACAACTCAAGGCAGAAAACGAATCTCTGCGCAAGGATGCTGAGCGGTATCGGTGGATCAAGAAGGAGTCGAATCTATCCGATTATGAGGATTGCTACAGCTTGCCAATGGTTCACGCATGGGAGTACAAACCTGGTCCAGAGCTTAATGAGCAATTCCCGTCGTTGGATGAGGCCATTGACCACGCTATCAGTTCTCCGGAGAACCCTTAATGCCAACGCTGAGAGTCCTGGGGTTGAGTCTGGAGGCCGATATTCATTACGCGCATACAGAGCCAGCCACATCGCACGCAAACGGCTTCAGCGAGCTTGAGTGGACTCTTGAATCTGGCACCGACGAAATAGGCGAAACAATTTCAAAAGAATCGCTTGACTTAATCTCGATCCAGTTCCAAAGTGACATCGAACGCGCTATTTGGGCGCAGATAGGGAGATAACAATGAGTAAGCCAGATTGGAGTGAGGCCCCGAAAGACGCAACGCACTGGGGTCCAGAAACAGAGCAATTCTTTTCATCGTGGTACAAGAAGGATGGCGAATCATGGGCATGCTGCGAATGCGCTGCGTATAACCATTTCGGTTCGTCATGGTACGGCCTAGGGCGAGACGTTCGCCGCACAGATCTGGAGCAAAGACCATGAGCATCACAGTCACCCAAGCACGCATCGCACTCGAAGCCGCGCACATGGCTTTCGTATCGGCAGACATCGAGCACCCAACCGCTACCCACATCGCAAAAGAAGCGCTGACCAATGCGCGCCACGAATACTGGAATGCGTGTGCCAATTTCTGTACTAAACTCGAATTCTCGGTCGATCTGGCTGAGGTTCATGAGAATTTAGTGGCCCAAGGTTTGTGGGCATAAGGAAGGCATGCATGCAAGAGCTAATCAAGGAAATGCAACTGCGCGGCTGGTCGCTGGCACTCATCGCCAGCCGCAGCGGGGTAAGCCAGAACAGGCTTGAGCGCGGAGTGTTTGGCGTTCGTGAAGAGCGAGCGCTACTCCGATTGGCAGAAGAAGAATGCGGCATCAGCCTCGACGACATGGAGACAGAAGAATGAAATCAACCGAATTCCTACAGGCAGCAATCGACGTTCAGGCTGAGCGTGGCAAGCAGTACGACAAGCCGAGTGGTGAGCGGTCTATGGCTGCAACTGTGAGCGCTTTCAACTGCATCACTGGAAGCATGCTGGAAGAGAGCGATGGATGGATGTTCCTAGGCCTCCTGAAGCTTGTCAGGCAGTCGCAAAACCCTGAGCAATACCATCATGACTCCGCGCTTGACTTCGTTGCTTATGCGTCTCTGTACGCAGAGGCAGCTAGTGAGCAGTGTGGGCAGTTGGAGGCGCAAGAAGCAGAAAAGGCTTCACATATTATTTCCGATATTCCAACGCTGGAAACTCCTGACTGGAAGAAGGCGCCAGACTGGGCACTGTTCACCGCTCAAGATGAGTGCGGGGATTGGTGCTGGTTCGACGTTGAGCCATCCGTGCATACAGAGTGTCAAGAGTGGATTCTTGGTGATGGTTGGGCGGAGTGCGAAACGGCGCTCGAATCTGAAATCCCTAACCATCACTGGATGCACACGCTACTATCCCGCCCAACGAGCACAGCCAAATGACCGAATACAACGAGCAGCGATAAAAATTCAATCAAGGCCCGAAACAGGGCCTTTTTATTGCATAATGGATTTTCACAAAGTTTCGAGGGAAGGGTATGCAAGAGCTTCAGTGGTGCATGAGCCAGGGTTACACGAATCAGCAGGCGGCTGATCATTTGGGGATTAACGAGCGGACGGTTCGGAGATGGAAAGCTCGGTTGAAGCCGGAAGCATTTCAGGAGAGCGCTAACGATGACGGGCAGTACGATACGTTCGTCATTACATCGGCAGTCAACGCAACAAAGGCGCACAACGGGTTCCTTGCGTCTCTGCACAACTACTGCGATGCCAACAACGCCAAACTGATCGTTCTGCCAATGCGCTATCGCAACCCTACGCGCAAGGAAGAAACTCCGGACGATTGGTGGGATGCTCGACTAACTCCACATATCGTCAATCAGCGCACCAAGTTATGCCGTGACGTTGTTCTGCTCGCTGACATCAAGGTTCAGCCTACTGCTATCAACCCGCTGCAAGGCTGGCTGACGGTATCAGGCACAGACTCTGCGATCATGGCCCACACTAAGGTCGCGCTTCAATCGGTGCCGACTATGGTTGGTGATGACGCCAAGCTGGTTATGACTACCGGCGCATGCACTGTTCCGCAGTACTCAGACACTAACGCTGGCAAGAAAGGAGAATTTCATCACACTCTTGGCGCCGTGATTGTCGAGGTTGACCGAAAAGGCACGCACCTGCGCCACGTATTGGGAGAACGGGACGGCTCATTCATTGACTTGACCACCAAGTACTCGCGGCATGGTGTAGAGGCCGCTCCTGATGCGTCTGTACTGATCCTTGGCGACCTTCACGCTAGACAGGTAGACAGCAAGGCGCTGGACGCAACAGAGAGGCTTGCAGTGGCTCTGAGTCCGAAGTCTGTATGCCTGCATGATGCTCTAGACTTCTCGTCAGCTTCGCATCACGCCGGATACTTCGAGAAGTTCAAGCTCCACGTCACCAAGCAGAACAGCATTCTGTCTGAACTGAAGGTTACAGCCAAGATCCTTGATCGCATCTCAATGTGGGCACCCGAGATTGTCATGGTCGGCTCGAACCACAACGAGCACTTCACTCAGTACCTGTCTAAGTTTGAGAACGCGCTAGACCTTGAAAACGCGCTCGTGTATCACGAGACAAAGGCGGCAATGCTGCGCTCGATTCATGAAGGCTCGTATCTTGATCCGTTCAAGTACTGGGTAGACAAGCTGGCGGCTAAGCCTGATGCGATCCACTGGCTGCGACCTGGCGAATCTTATGCACGTCACGGTATCGAGCTGGGTTTTCATGGGCACAGAGCAGCAAACGGAGCGAGAGGAAGCACAAAGTCATTTGCAAACATAGGCGCACGAACGGTGACGGGACACAGTCACTCGCCAGCGATTATCGATGGGGCCTACTGCGTCGGCACAACCAGCAAGCTCAAATTAGGCTACAACGAGGATTCACCGTCATCCTGGCACCATACGCATTGCATTGTGTACGCGAACGGGAAAAGGGCGCTTTTGCATTGTGTAAACGGCAGTTTTTTTAGGAGTTGAGAATGTACAAAGTAAAGGTCTACGTAGAGCACGGGTACTTCGAGTATTCGGTTTCTCAAATGTCAAGCGCTCTTGAGCATGCCCAGGTAATAATGGCAAGCGGTGTTTACAGGCGGTCAAATGCATCTGGAGACGTTGAATTCTACAAGCCGGCGAAGGTAAAGGTATGCGGGGAGGGCTTGGCTTCTGAGTATCCTGATGAATTCAAGAGAACCTGAATAAATAGATTGACCTGCTGAAAATGCAGGTCTAATCTTGCTGAAATTAACGAGTGGAGGTGGGTATGGCTGAGGTAACAATGAGCGCAGTATGCGTATTTGCAGGATTGATCAACTACAATGTTGGCAACAAAACAATCGGCGCTATCTGCATTGCTGCTGCTACATGGGGTTTCGCTTTGGAGTTTTTGAAATGATCAACGTTATCCCCCGCTGGACCATGGGATCTCCACCCCGCCTAATCCCCGGCCAATTCATAGTCTACGAATCCGGCGAGTATCAGCTAATCGGTAGTAATACGGCTCTCACTTCAACGCAGAAGATCCTCAAGCATACGACGCTGATTGAGGGGTATGAGTTGGAGTGGTTGCAGAGTATGGCCGTGGAACGTAGCTTAGGAGTTAGAGCATGAGCAAGCCACCATTTGAAATCTTTCGGGTATCCGTGCCTGATGGCGAATACAGCCGTCGTGCAGATGTAGTTGAGAAACTGCATTACGACGCCATCGAGACTGAGTTGGCCGAAACAGTGGATGATCTTGATACGGTGACGCACCACAACATTGATCTTCAATTGAAAAATCAAGAGTTGACTTCCTTACTGCATGTGGCAAAGGAGCTGCTTTCAACTATCAGCATGCACACGGCAATGGCACCTACTAATTGGTGTGACAGCTTCAAAAATGAGGTCTCAGACAGGATTAAAAAGATAGGCGCTGCACTCGCAAGCACCGCCGATTCTGGAGGTGAGCAATGACAACCCTAATCGTAATATACCTGGCAGTCGGGTTCTTCTCGTACTGGCCGTTGATTTGGCATCATAAGGTTCACGAGATTGAAACTGATAGGGCTATCTGGCCGTGGATCGTCGCATGGGCAGTCTGGTCCGTATGCTGGCCCTACAGATACACAATGGATGCTTGGTATTGGTGGAGGGCTAAGAAGTGAGTGAATACGGATTGAAAGAGTATAAAGAACTGCTTGAGAGCGCCTTGTCTGAGTTGCAAAGCCCTATGAGCGTGCCATTTGGGATGGATCCTCATAGCGAAATGGGAAAATGTTATCGAAGGTGGAAGCAGGAAAGCATTGTTTATGCGATCGAAATGTTGCCGGAGATTCCAAAATGACCACAATCAACGACCTAGACCAAATCAACACTATGGCGATGATGACTATGTGCGAGCTTGGGTATGCGCGGTATGAGCGGTTTCGTGCTGGGCTAAAGATGGATGATGAGGCTTGCGAGAAACTGAGGCAGTTCATTCATTCGAATGCTGACCGCGAGCATGAGCTTGAATTGCGAATTAAATGCGCACCTATGTACAGACCTATGGCATACTAGCCGCAAGCGATATCCCCCTCCGTCGCCCGCTGCACCTTGAGCCCATCGTGAACCGTCCGACGGGCTTCTTTTTGCCTATTAAATGGCAGTTTTTACGCAAAACAGGCAGAATATGTGCAGTTTTATGCCTGTGTTATCATTTCTACATCCGGCGACAATGCCAGCGCAGGACCTGAAATCCTGTTAGCTTCCGGATGTAGCTCTTGAAGCACTGAAATACGGATTGGGAGTTCCCGGTCGAAGCAGCACTAGCCCAGACTTAAAGAAGCTGGGCTTTTTATTGCCAGTAGTTCGGTAATTCCGAACAACTGAAAAAGTGATATCACAAAGCCACCGAACTGAAACTGATATCATTGCTCCAATTAGGTACATTCCTTAAATCAGACCACATCCACAATGAAGAAGCCCATGAGCGATCCAACTGGCGACCCAAACGTACTAGCGCAACTGTGGGCATCTATTCCGGAGCCTATCAAGGCCGCAATCATGAACG